TATCAACTCCTCCAATGTTTTGGTAGTCTTTTTCTCACCACCTATAATCTTAATTTTATTTTTCATTCTATTAATACAATAGAAAAATAAAATTATTTGCTCTTTTTCTCTAATATTGCCCTCAACACTGTATCTGCCCTATCGGCATACGTAACGGACTTAATATCTCTTACAAATCCATCCCCTTGTCTTTTCTCGATGAATCGAATGATATCATCATAAAATCCATCTGGGTTGTATACAACTACCGGAATATTTCTTAATTTCAGATCATTTAATGTCATCACATCAAACCATTCGCTCATGGTACCTAATCCACCAGGTAACACTAATACCATATCGCTCTTATCAATTAATCCTCTTTGGCGTTCCGCAAAAGTAGAATGTACCTCTAATTCACCAAAATCTGCTGATCCAAATCTCTTCACAAACATATCCGCATCTACACCAATCACTCTCCCACCTCGCCCTGCATAATGCTTCGGTATGACTCCCATTAATCCACTCATTCCACCTCCATACACAATCGTAAACTTATCTATATCTAATCCATCTGCAATTTCACGTAATTGACTCGTGATCCTATCCATTCCAGCGATGGTTTTTGAACCGCTAAATATCCCTAAATGGATCATCCTATTATATGTTCTTATTTTTATTATCTTGTACAAATCGTTTAAGTTGATAAATAGCTTTCAAACGATCAAATACATAAATAAAAAATTCTTTAACAGTTCCTGTTGCGGGGCGTCCTTCACCTATATCTTCTAGTAGTTTATCGTGAAATCCTAATACAGTGCTGTCTTGGGCTGCTGCATCAATCTCTACCATTTGTTCTGCAATAAAATCTAGATATTGCAAAACATTAGATAATACAGTATCAATATCATTCTTTTGTAATGACAAGTTTTGACTCATTATTTCCGGGTCTAATGTATCGTTAATATGTTCTTTGTGTTTACTAGTTATCTTACTGTATTCTAGTTTGAAATGTTCGATTAATGGTGCCATATAGGGGATACCATCAGACGCATCAAATTGTGTCCAAAAAAGTTCAACCGATTGATCTATTAGTTCTTTCTCGTTTGTATAGTATAATACACCATTATACTTATACCCTTCTAAAAATGTTTTTAATTCTTCCATTCCTTTAATACCTCGAATCGTAATAATATCATTCATGATTCTAGAACGCAAATATTGTAATTGTATTTCTAACATCTGATAATAATAGGCTTGCGTATGACTTGAACCAACTACATCACATTCACAATATCCATAAAAATAATGTTTTAGTGCATCTCCATCCGATTCTTTTTTATAGCCAATACATGCTTGCATGTATTCCGTAAGAATCGGTAAGAGTTCTATGTCATATTTTTTTTCGAGAAAGAGATCTAATAAGATTTTCCCTTTTTCACGAATCTGGTTACGATGTATATTCTGAAAATTAAAAATCGAATCGAAATGATCCTTTGATCCTAATATTAAAAAAACATGTTTCATTAGCTTCACGCCAATTTTATTAGGATCCATATTTTTATATTTCATTAGCTCTCCTTTTAGTAAGGGAAAGTTCTCTACATTTGTAGATTCCTTTAAAAAGTCGTCAAAGCAAATGAGTTTATTTAAGATGGTCTGCATTTATATATAGCGTTACATATTTTTCTAGGCAGGCTAGAACAATCAATTATTCTAATGGTTTATTACCATCCTTTTTTCCAGTTATAGAATTCATATTTTATAAGTGTTAAAAAGGATGCTTTATTACCATCCTTTTTTCCAATTAATGATTTTTGATCAGTATGCGTCAAAAAGGATGCTTTATTACCATCCTTTTTTCCAGAAGAAACGAAAGAAATTACATTTTTTCTGTTCTCTCCATAACTGATTTCCAATCTGTTTCTCCCAAGCCTCTTGACTAATCTTTTCTTTTATAAACACATCTTGTCTGACACCGGTTCCAATCGCATCATCTAGCATTTGGATTCTATCGTGTATTTTTTCCAGTTCTACTTTTAAAAAATCGATTTTATGTTGGTCACACATTTATTTTCGTGGAGATAATTATTTATTATTAATTATTTTGCAACATTTTAAATAGTACGCATTTTTTATCTTCTAATTCTAGACCCTCTTGATACATACGCTGCCACCTTTTATTAAGATTAATCTCATCTTGAATAACGGATGAATCTAATTTTTTATCATTGCATTCTTTAACTACTTTTTCTAATTCTTCTATTTTTGTTTTAGTAGTAATGATTTGTTCTTTAATCAGTATAATTTTCATTATATTACAGATCATTTTAATATATAAATTGATATATACTTTTATCTCTAAGTTAATTCATCATTTTGTATCATGTCGGCGAAAGGGACGAAAACAGCTAAAGAGCCAAAATCTAAAGTGACTAAAGAAAAGGAACCTAAAGAGCCTAAAAAAACAACAGCTCGTAAGAAAAAAGAGAAAACAATCGATCAAAACGAGATTGTAGCTGTACCCGTTACAGATTCGGTTATCCCTATTATTCTAGAGTCGCCTAATAAAATCAAAAAAATCATTAGTTTTCTTCCAAAAGGAAAATACATTGTATTAGCAAGTTGTGGACATTTTCGCTCCTTTTCTAACTCCTATCAAGGCATGGGCTTTAGTATTGATGAAAAAGAAGTGAAGGTTGAGTTTATTGAAGAGATTAAAAAGAAACAAATTATCTCCAATCTTCGCACCCAGTGTAAAGCGAGCCCTGTGATCTACCTTGCAACTGATCCAGACCGTGAAGGCGAGGCAATTGCATGGCATCTTATGGAGCTACTCGGCAAGAAAAAAGATTATTATCGTATCCGATTCCATAGTATTACACGTAACGATGTTCTAAAAGCATTAGAAACACCATCAAGAGTTGATATGAATTTGGTGTTAGCACAGCGTACGCGTATGATCATGGACAAATGGATTGGCTATAAAGTAAGCCCTCTCTGTTGGGCAAATCTATCTAAACAAGCAAAATCAGCAGGTCGTGTACAAAGCCCAGCACTTAAATTGGTAGTGGAACGTGAACGAGAAATTACTGCGTTTACACCTAAAGAATATTTTAGTGTCCAAGCTACCTTTCAATTAGGCAATCAAACCTTGAAAGATGTGCCACTGCACAACTATTTTGATATGAAAAAACCAATCCATTTTAACAATGAAGAGGAAGCAATGTCAGCCATTACCAAAATCCAGGATTCAGGTAGTAATTGGAAACTTACCCTAACAGAAGACGAATCGCGTTCCTATTCCCCGTCCCCTTATACTACCATGACGATGCTTCAGGACTGTCATACCTATCTAAAAATGAAACCGGACCATGCAATGATGGCACTACAGAAAATGTATGAGTCTGGTTGGATTACCTATCATCGTACGGACAGTGTTGTCTTTTCGCCAGAAGGATTAGCGGAAACACGAGATGCAGTAGAAGCTCTTCATCCAGAACTGTTAACGGAGAAGCCTCGAAATGACACGAATAAAAATTTAAACGCACAGGAAGCTCACGAGCCGATTCGTCCTACTCATTATGAAATTGTCAATCTAGAAAAGACATTAGATGATGATGATAAAGCTAAACTTGATCCACGTATCTTTAAAATCTATAGTATGATCTTTTTGCGCACTATTGCAACACAGTGTAAGCCATTGGTGAATACAACCATGCAATTTACATTTAGCCTGCCTGATAAACCAATTGATTTCTCGGAAACCTTTCGCTATCTAAAAGATCCCGGCTGGAAATCATTATATGCAGATCGAAACATCAACCTATTTCTCAACAAAACCTCAAATGATATTGAATCGATTCCAAAATGGATGACCGCCCTAAAAAATGTAAAGGTTTCATTAGAAGAGTTTGGATTGGATTCTCATTTTACAAAACCGCCGCCCTATTTTACGAGCAGTAGTCTAATCAAAGAATTGGAAAGTTTTAATATAGGGCGTCCAAGCACTTTCTCCACTATAATAACAAAACTAACGGACAATAATTATATGTCTGAGAAGGATGGCAAACTACATCCTGAGCCAGTAGCAATGGAACTTGTTGATTTTCTAGAAAGCCGTTATAAAGATCATTTTATGAATTTAGAATACACAAAACAAATGGAAAAAGCTCTAGATGATATTGCAGAAGGTACAGTAAAATGGGATCAAACTGTATGTAGTTTTATTAAGTGCTTTCCTATAAAATAACATACTTAAAAGGTTTTTTATATACATATCCATAATCAAATATCCAAAATGGCGAAAAAATGCTATGGTTGTAAAAAAAATTTTGAACAACAATTTTTTATAGACATAAATGATAAAAATCCAACACACATTTATTCAAAATGTAATTCTTGTCGTATATCTATTTCCCAAAAAAATAATAAAAATAAATGTACTATTTGTAACATTCGTGCAATATACAACTTTGCTGGTCAAACGTATGGAATTAAATGTTCTAAACACAAAGAACCGTCAATGGTTAATGTTAAAAGCAAAAAATGCATACTTTGTAAACTCAAACAACCAGCATATAACTTAGAAGGCACAACTATCGCAACTCATTGTGGTGACTGTAAAGAACAGTCAATGATTAATATAAAAAATAAAAAATGTGTTATTTGTAAACTCAAACAACCAACATATAACTTAGGAGGCACAACTATAGCAACTCACTGTAAAGACTGTAAAGAACAGTCAATGATTAATGTTAGAGATAAAAAATGTATACTTTGTAAACTCAAACAACCAACATATAACTTAGAAGGTACAACCATCGCAACTCATTGTGGTGATTGTAAAGAACCTTCCATGGTTAATGTTAAAGATAAAAAATGTGTCATTTGTAAACTCAAACGTCCAACATATAACTTAGAAGGTACAACTATCGCAACTCATTGTACCGATTGTAAAGAACCTTCTATGGTCAATGTTAGAGATAAAAAATGTATAATTTGTAAAATCAAATATCCATGCTTCAATAATATAGGAACTCATGTTGCAACCCATTGTAGCAATTGTAAAGAACCTTCTATGATAGACATTAAACATGCTAAATGTATATTATGTAAAATTAAACAGCCAACATATAACTTAGAAGGTACAACTATCGCAACTCACTGTGGCAATTGTAAAGAACCTTCTATGATTGACATTAAACATCCTAAATGTATTGTTTGCAAAATTAAAAGACCATCTTTAAACTTACAAGGTACAACTAATGCAACTCATTGCAGTGATTGTAAAGAAGCTTCTATGATTAACATTATAACTAAAAAATGTATTGTTTGTAAACTAAAACAGCCAAACTTCAATAATATAGGAAATAATGTTGCTACTCATTGTGGTGATTGTAAAGAACCTTCTATGATTGACATTAAACATATAAAATGTATAGAAAAAGGATGTAGAAAACGTGCCTATTATGCTCAATCGGGCATTATTCCACAATACTGCACTAATCATAAAAAGATTGGTATGATTTCAAATCCGAGAAAAAGGTGTCAGATTGATAACTGTATTAAAATGGCAACATTCGGTATTACTAAACCCGAGAATTGTGAAACACACAAAAAAGAAGATGATTATAACTTTGCCGAAAGAGAATGTATAAAATGTAAAAATATTGATATATTAAACAGGATTGGCGTATGTGTAAATTTTTGTAGTTTAGAAGAAAAAGATCGACTAATGAAAAAATACGTTAAAAAACATGAAGAATCAATTGGTCTATTACTAAAAGCAGAGATTGATTTAAATCTAACATATCGCGACGAGATTATAGACCAAAATTGTTCAAAAAAAAGACCAGATTTTGTATACCATTGTGGAACTCATATTTTAATTATAGAAGTCGACGAAGATCAACATAAATCGTATCGTTGTACAGCATATGGAGACAATAAAGAAGAGCGTATTAAAGGTGAACAGATAAGGATGTTTGAGATTGCACAATCATTTGATGGGTTACCTGTGATATTTTTAAGGTATAATCCAGATAATTTTAAACTAGATGGTAAGATACAAAAATATCCGACAAGTAAAAGACACGATTTACTAATAAAATGGGTTAGAATGTGTATTAGATCCAAATATTCAAAAGGATTTACCGTAAAATATTTATTCTACGATGACTTTAAAGAAACTGATGGAGATTTTCAAGAAATAAATGTAAAAGATGTTTTATAGGCAAACTTGTGGATTTTCTAGAGCCTCGCTATAAAGAGCACTTTATGAATCTAGAATATACACAAAAAATGGAGTCTGGGTTAGACCAGATTGCTGAGGGAAAAACAAAATGGGAGGATACCATTCGTGGATTCATCGGTAGCTTTCCACTTAAATAAACCTCTTCATTATTGATAGTTTGTTATAACAACAAGTAAAATAATGACTGAACCTATGATAGTAATAAAACAGAAAATACCTCTCAAATTCATTGTAACTCTATTATCCGGATTTGGCGCTGGGGGATTATCAATAGGGATATATTTAGAAATAACTTTGACAAGGTTGTCTATTTTTTGTCTACAAATAGGACATGTTGCATTATCGTTTTGTAATATTTTACTATAGCAAACTAAACATATAGAATGATTGCAGTCAAATAGGATTTTTTCTTGTTTTTCCTCAAAACAAATAATACACGGTTCTTCCGTATTTTCCATTTATATCATATATTATTTATCTCTTTATATGTATCAATTTATTCTTCTCTATAATCCTTATATTTTTCCGCTATTTTATCTTTAACCTCATTACTTTGGAGCCATATGTATGCAAAATCACCACCTTTTAGTAGCCATTCCATCGCACCAGATGCATCTTTTTTACCATCTAAACGACGATGAAACCATTTTACGTAATTAAGATAATAGTTACCATTGTTTCGTATTGATTCAGGACCATGTCGTTTTATCCATTGCTTCCATAAAAATAAGGTTTCGCTTGTTAGATCTTTCTCAGGTATAGAGAAATCCTCTTTTTCGGCATAAGGTACTCTAGTGTATCCCTTTGTCAATTGTTCTTTGGCGTACTCTATGAGTACTAGAACGTCTAGAGGGACGTTAATACTGCGTACAACTTTCTTACCACAAATTTGATTTACTTCCTCATCCGTAAGATCTTTTGAAAGTTTACCTGTATCCTCATCTATTCTTCTAGTAGGATAACAATTGGGCTTTGATTTCATATTATCATAAAGGTTACATGCTAAAGGATAGCCATTTTGATCTTTTTCACATATATTAATCCAATTTTCTGCATAAAAACGTTCGGATTGTGTGTTTGGATGACGGGAGATCGTCCATGTATCATTTACTCGATTTTGTCTGCCACAATACTCATCCATTTTTTCTGGATCCACATCTTTTATCCATTTTGTGCTTCTTTCACACGTCCGATGAGACATGATTCTTACTGTATCGTAAGATTAAAATTGACCCCATATTTATTTGTATCATCAAACCTAATATGAGCACTGCACTATTCATCCCTTTTCATGACATTCTTCAACGAGCATTTGAATTGCGAGAGAAAGAACCGGATCTCTCCGTGGATGAACTAATTAAACAAATCCTTCCTACCATTCAACTTTCTATCCAATCCGAAGTACCTATTAATCTACGTAAAGATGTACAGGACCCCGCACCTTTAAAGAAAGAACTATCTTCAGAGGATCGTTGTATGGCTCGAACTATATATGAACTAATTCATCTAGAAGGCGGTAAACTAAAGATTATGCGAGATGATCCACAAAATCTATACGGAGATCGCTGCAAATGCCGTAAGAAGGAAAATGGACAATTTTGTACTCGTCATTCGGGTTGGCAGTCACTGGGTGTATGGAATGGTGAATATACCGGTAAGTTTCAAGAATATGTAGCCAAAACGGTATGTCAAATTGTAGATGATGATGAACCACCAAAGAAAAAGAAAGCAGAGCCGGTGCCTAAAAAAGAAGCCGTTCAGAAGGAACGAATGGTAAAACCTGCGTCAGCAGCGGTCACTAAAGCGCAAAGCAACGGGGTAAAACCTGCTAATATATTAGCAGGTGACCAAAGCAAAGCGGTAAAACCTGAGATTTTAGTAGAAACAAAAATCACTGAAGAAGAATCTGATGAAGATTCAGTTGTAGCCTATCCTATCACCATTGATGGGATGGAGTACAATATTGATGAAACGGATCATGTGTGGACAGATGATGGGGATTTGTTGGGAGTGTATGACCGTAAACAAAAAAAATGGGTGAGTAAACTTTAACAATCCTTCGCAATCATTTCATCTACTAGATCCTCAAATGATGTTTCCAATTTCCATCCTAGCTTACCTTTAGCCTTTGTCGGATCTCCCAATAACTCTTCTACTTCGCTTGGTCTAAAATACTTTGAACTAATACGAACAAGGGTGCGACCTGTATTTTTATCTACACCAATTTCTTCTGTACCACTTCCTTGCCATTCGATTTGGAATCCTTTCTTTTGAAAACATAATTCTACAAAACTACGAACACTGTGTTCTTCTCCTGTGGCAATCACGTAATCATCTGGAGTATCCTGTTGAAGCATTAACCACATTGCTTTTACATAATCTCGCGCATGACCCCAGTCTCTCAAAGAGTTGATGTTACCCAATACTAAATCTTTTTCTTCTCCTCTTAGGATTTTACCCAATCCAATTGTAATTTTTCGTGTTACAAAATTCTCACCGCGACGAGGGGACTCGTGGTTGAAAAGTATTCCTGTGCAAGCAAAGATATTATAAGATTCACGATAATTTTTAGTGATCCAATAACCATATAATTTTGCGACTCCATACGGACTTCGGGGATAAAATGGTGTTGTCTCCTTTTGCGGCTTCTCTTGAACCAAACCATACATTTCACTCGTACCTGCTTGGTAAAAGCGAGTGCGTTCAATTAATCCACAAATACGAATAGAATCTAGGATACGTAATACACCTAGACCATCTGTATTTCCTGTAAATTCAGGCATTTCAAAGCTAATTTTTACATGACTTTGTGCAGCTAAATTATAGATTTCGAGACGTTGCATATCCGGATGATTTGATTTAATTTCAGATAGAATGCCTACAATATTACCGGTATCTGTCATATCACCGTAACGAAGCTTTACTTTATCTAGTAAATGATCAATACGAGTGGTATTAATGGTACTCATTCTGCGTATCATACCGTAAACAATGTAACCTTTCTCTAATAACAGTTCTGCTAAATAGCTTCCATCTTGCCCGGTGATACCTGTAATAAAAGCAATATTCATATTTAAGTATTGAGTATAAAATACGTTTAAATAATATACGTATAAATAGATAAAATATGAAAATTATAGTGACAGGTGGTACTGGACTAATTGGCTCCGCTTTAAAGCAAATTTGCACAGAAGATAACTGGATATTTTTAAGCAGTAAAGATTGTAATTTGTTAGATGCCGGACAAGTCGATGAATTATTTAGAAAAGAGAAACCAGATTATATCATTCATTTAGCAGCAGAAGTAGGTGGACTATTCAAAAATATGAATCAAAAAGTAAAAATGCTAGAAAATAATGTAATCATGAATATTAATGTTATTCAGTCTGCTCATAAAAATAATGTTCAACATGTAATGTGTTGTTTATCTACCTGTATTTTTCCAGACAAAGTAGAATATCCAATAGAAGAAAATAAGCTACATAATGGCGAGCCACATGAATCTAATTATGCATATGCTTACGCAAAAAGACTATTAGATATTCAATGTAGAACTTATCGAGAACAATATTCTCGTAATTATTTTTGTATTATTCCTACTAATATATATGGACCATCTGATAATTTTAATCTACAAGATGGTCATGTCATTCCCGCCTTAATACACAGTTGTTACTTGGCAAAACAGAATAAAACTCCTTTTTATGTAAAAGGAAGTGGCAAGCCTCTTCGCCAATTTATTTATTCACTTGATATTGCCAGGTGTATCCAGCATTTAGTGGTGAGCAATAGTACAAATGGAAAACCAATTATATTATCCGTATCGGAAGAAGATGAAGTTTCAATCGGTGAAGTAGCAACATTAATTTCTCAATCCATGAATTATGATAATATAGAATTTCAAACAGGGTTTTCTGATGGACAATATAAAAAAACAGTAGATAATAAATATTTACAATCGTTATTGCCACCCACTTTTCGTTTTACATCGATTGAAAGTGGTATTAAACAAAGTGTAGAATGGTTCATTACTAATTTTGAAAGTGCTAGAAAATAAATTTATCGTTTACAATACGTGTAAGATATCTGTCCTATTGGAAAATGGGGAATTCTCTCGTCAAAAAAGAAAAAGATAAAGGTCAAGATGGATCGTTTCTAGTGGAACGTGTTTTATGTACAGAACCAAGGATTCGTATCGGTATCTTCCTTTGTAATCGTACTAATCTTCCTCGACAAGGTATCCGTATAGATGATGATCCTATTTATGGATTAGTCGACATGAAACAATATTATCATATTATTAACCTTTTCTTTGAAAATGGAATCAGGTTAACCATTACACATTCTAATCAGAAATATGGATTAAGTTTAGTATATCACGATGCACTTATTATTAAAGAAATGTCTAAAGCTACAATTAAAGATTATAAACCAATTTTATTCGGTGAATCAGGAGAACTAGATACAATATATCATCTAATAGTAAAGTAATGAATTTAGAAGGGGAAAGCGATGAACAAAACAAAAAAGTATTTTCAGCCTCGTATCAAAGATACGATGAAGAAAATAAACAAGCATTTTCAGCCTCGTATCAAAGATACGATGAAGAAGAACATTGGCAGGAACTTATATTTACTTTTTTTTTGATACTTTGGATAGAGAATTAATTTAAACTCATTGTAGATATCATATATTTAGAATGAGCGGAAAACAAGTTACCCTTTATTACTCTAATACCGTCTTTGTGGATGTGGTCGAATCACTCCAGCAGTTATTTACGTCAAAAGGTATTACTGTACAGGTGACGCATGATATCGATAAAGATGATCCAACCACTTGGATTCTTTTTGGGGTAAATGAATTGCCCCCATCTATTTTATTGCCCGCAAATTACATTGTTTATCAACTAGAACAAATTTGTGTAAAGGGTAATAAGTGGCTTACTGAAAAATATCTACAAATTATGAAAGGGGCAAAACAAGTATGGGATTATTCCATGCGTAACTTTCATTTGCTAAACAGTTTTGATGTGAAGAATGTATTTTATGTACCGATTAGTTATGTAAAGAATCTTACGGTTACAAATGCTGCTCTTGTAAAAGAATCAGAAAAAGACATCGATGTGTTGTTTATGGGCGGAATGAGTCCACGCAGAAAGCAAGTATTAGATCGTTTAGCATTATTGGCAAATATTAAGCTTTATGTTGCAGATGGTGGTTTGTGGGGTGAGGAACGTATCGCAATTATGAAACGTGCTAAGATTGTTCTGAATATCCACTATTATCAAGCAGATTCACTTTTGGAAATGGTACGTTTATCCGTATTGCTTTCAAACTCTTGCTTTGTGATTTCTGAATCGGGTGGCGAAGTTGCCATGGATAAGAAATACGAAAAAGGTATTGTATTTGGACCGGCTACGGAATTGGTGAATTTGTGTAAGAAATATTTAGAGGAGGGCATGAGTGAGAAACGAGATCGAATTGCTAAAAAAGGATTTCAACTATTTAGTGAGAAAGAGTACCAAATCCCTCATGGATTCTATAAAATGCTTACTGCTGGTAATATTAAAGACGTAAAAGAAAATAAGGATGGTGTCATTCAACCTATTTCATCGAGTGATAAAATCGAAGAGATCCCTCTTCGTATCGATAGTGATGGTTATCCTACTATCCAAGTGCCCTCTCTAAAAGAATATCCTTTTGTTTCGATTGTTACTCCTACGAAAAACAGAAAGTTATTTGTAAGTATGATGTCGCATCAGGTAGAAAAAATGGATTATCCGAGAGACAAATTGGAATGGATTATTGTAGATGATAGTGATGACATCGAAGAGTTCGAGAGCATTAGGGATACGGTTCAAACACTCCTGGGTAAAAAGATTAAGATTACTTGTATCCATCTAGAAGGAAAGAATACCATTAGTGATAAGAGAAACCGGGGCGTGGAATTGTCTAATGGTACCTATATTTGTCATCTTGATGATGATGATTATTACTTTCAACACAGTCTCAAGAATAAAATCTGTTTCTTGGAGTACTATGGAGAAAAGAAAGGTTGCATTGGATCATGCAAATTGCCGGTATATAACTTAACGGAAGATACCAGTGTTATCTGCGAAAGCAATCAATTGCCAGAAGCGAGTATGGTTTATCGTAAAACGTTTTGGGAGGAGAAGAAGTTTAAGGAACATCTAGAAGGCGAAGGGTATCCGTTTACAATGGGTCGCCGTGAACAATGTTTAGACATTCCTTACTTGTATAGTATGATTGCTGTAAATCATGGTAAAAATGTAACAGGAAAGACTCGTTTGTATACAGGTATGGTAAAGTCAGGATCTAATAAGAAAGCAACTGGTAAAGAAAACATTACCAATCTATTCGAAGCTATGGATGACGAAACACAAGAAATTTTACATAGTATCAAATCCTACATGAATCGTCCTCGTATCGTGGTAGAATAAACTCTATCTAATCATCTAATCGAAGATTACGTATGGATCTAATCATCTAATCGAAGATTACGTATATCATCCAAAAAGATGATATG